ATACACAGCGAAACCATAGATGAATTCTACCAACAGAATCAGCCAGATGATCTCAAATCTTGAACAGATACAAGCCACCCTTAGAGGGATGCAGAGACGGCTAATGAGTTCTGACACACACCCATGCCTGGGGGACCTAGAACTGTTGCCTTGGGTTGAGGAGCAGTTGCACCAGGTGCACGACAGATTGCAAGCCCTGGTTGCTCTCCGGAATGAGCATGGTTGATCAGTCATCAGCCTCCTGTGGATACCCTTGTTCCTCATCTGCCAGCAATGCCTCTAGGATTCCTAGCCCATCTTTAACCAGCTCGTCATAACTAATTGCTGAGGCCATAGCGTCTGCTTGCTGTCTTAGGTAACCTTCGTATGCACCCCTCATCTCGTCCTCCATATTTCTACGGTATGCTTCAACCATCTCAGGTGTCCAAACCTCATCTACCTCCTGTTGAGCCACTGCCACGTTTGTCTCAATGAGCTCCTGCTCTATGTAACCATCTATAGCTTCCACTAATTCAAACACCTTCACCTGGTGCTCTTCTCCTGCCCATGCTGACAGATTGTGGTACAGCCTGCTGTATGCAACGTACCACTCATCCTTGTTGTACCAATCTGGAGTCTTGAAGTCAGCAATGTGCCCTGCTAGAAGTGCTCTTGCAAAATCTAATGACTGGTACTTTGATGCAATAAACAGCAGATCTACCTCGGAGGCTGGTTCCTGTGCTGCTAGTTGCACTTGAGAATCAGCATACCTCATGTTCCCAAGTGACCCAAACACCAGTACGTCAGCCTTGGTTGGGACTGACCGGTTGACAAATGGCATGCTCAACACAGTAGCCTCCGGTTTGGCCACACCAACTGGCACTGCCACATTATTGTTCATTACCTGAATACTGCACCCCACTGTTGTGAATGCTACCGACAGGAAGTCCTGAGGGGTTAGTAACACTGCTCTATCACGAGGGGACAACCTTGATGGCACACCAGGTTTGAGAACCATACCCTGGACGACCCGAGGGTAATTAGACAGCCCTTCCCATTCTACACCTGCAAAACTGCTACCATCACCCACAACATGATGTATGTACTCACCAGTGTCAGTCTTAGTTGTTATTATGTATGTGGTCTTGAACCTTCTTGTGAGAGGAGCCGGCTTGAGAGTTCTTATTCTCTTAACCTTGGTCCTCCCTTGTGCAGTTTGAAACCAGCCTGATGGGGATGAGGCAAGGATAGGCGTTATGTCACCTGCAGTGAGATTGACAGTGGATGCGGTCACACGTCTTCCCACTGATAAGTGCATTAGAATTGAGGAGAATTTTGTAGTGGTCACATCGATTTCCGGTTCTACCGGCACCAACTGTGATGGGTCAACACCAGCAAGGAATGCAGGCAGCAGTGGTACCCTTGTAGTTAGTCCTCTGATTGCGTGCTGAGCGATCAGGATTGCCAGACCGGTAGCAGGGGTGGTCTGCACGTTGGGGTCAGCCACCAGGAATACACCCCCCTTCCTCCTGTTTATTTTAGACAACGCCCCTCCAGTTGCCATGGCCAACCTGAGAGTTCTGAGGTCATCTTCCAGATGAACAGGATCAAAAATACCAATCTTTTCCTTAGCAAGCCTAGCTTTGAGGCTATCAGACCCCCACATGAGGATGGCAGCTTCTGGGGTTGACCCTGGGTTTATCGATCGAGGTTCCAACACACGCACTGGCCTGACTGTCATCATCCTCCGCCCGATGGTTGCACCCCTAACCAGCTGTCCAAAGGTGTTCCCTCCATCACCAACCTGTCTGCACAACACTAGGGTGTTGAAAATGGATTCTCGTACCAGCTCAAACATGGGAGGCAATGTGGTGACAGACTTGAGGACGTCGGACTGGGTCAAGCTGTCAAGTTGTGCATATGAAATTTTGACCTCACCCAAGGACTTACATATCCAGCTGGATTCTCCAACTTTAATGTTCTTGAACTCTTTGTTAACCTGGTTTCGGCCTAATCTGGGAAGTAATTTGTCAGCACCTCGTTCATACTGGGACCTCATCAGTCCACTTGTGACTACGGCTGTGAGGTGGCCAACTGTGCAGTGTTTGCTCAATGGTAGTGTGAACTCAGGATTCAGCCATGTTATCTCTTTATTCCCTCTTGCCTCACGATGTATCTTTCGAGTAGTCATCACCAGTCCTGCCTGCGCCAATGATAACAGATCATCTTCTTCCTCCTGAACTAGAGTTGCAGTCAGTGCCATTGCCATAGGTTGAAGGTTTCCAGGCAGCTGAGCATACCAAGAAAGTGAACCATACCCGGGACATGCCACTTCTTTGAGAAGGTTGATCACCAATGGACCACCAAGTTCTGCCGGTCTAGTGCCTTTCTCTCGGAAAACTGTCCATCTGTTATATTGGTCACAATGTACAAGGTTCAACACAATAGACGCCGTAGTTGCCGTGTAGAGGGAACATCCATGCCTCAGCAGGTTTATCCCTTGCTCTACCACTGTTCTTGCATCATCAGACATCTTTTCTCCAGTCCCAAAGTTCAAGGCAGCAACAGACAGTTTGAGTTCAGGGACTATGAGACCATCACTCAAGCAGAAGGAACTGTGGAACTCAGCAATGACGGTGGATGCCACAGTTTTGAACAAATTGAGTGTTTGTCCCCCTAACCCCAGTATGCGTGCCAACATCAATTTTGCTGCCGATGACACCTGTTTGAGGTCTTGTGACTCAGTGATTTCATGCAGTACTACCAAGCTATCATCATTGGTAACAAGACTTCTGATCTCCTTGCAGAGCTGAGTTCTAAGAAATACTGAGGCGAAGTAATCATGCAACATGGAACTTGGCCCTGAGGAAAACATTCCCATTGATCCTTGATTCATTCCATACCTATGGAGGAACCCGGTCGGTAAACTGCTCATGCCTAGGTCATTTATCATCATTGAAGCCATCTTGCCGAGGGTGGAATCAGGCTTGTGGTTGGCGACTGCTTTTATGCCACCAAATTCATGTATGTGGCAGTAGAGATCGTAAGGCATCTTTGTATACCTGGTCCCCATCAGTCGTGTAGCTTCTGATAGGACTTCATACATGGTCTCATTAGCAAGGCTGTCCCTCTGCGTTGCTTGATCCTGCACCGTAAGACAAGCTGCGTATGCACGTGACTTGGCCATCACCTGATTTGGCCCAAACCTAGAATTATCGGCTGCAATCTTCAATGTTCGTGTGCCTTGAGTTTCACTTACCAGTCTGAGCAAAGTTGAATCAGTGTCAGGGTCAGTCATCCGATCTGTTTCAATGCAAGGAAGGTACTGGGACATAATCTGCTCAGCTCCTCTTGTTATTGTGATACCCACATCATTAGCTGCTGAAAACTCACGACCAAATGCACTCTGAGCTTTGGTTTCAGTCCTGGCCACGAGTTGCCGGCAACCATTCTTACTGACAACTTGGGTGACAGTAGACAGCAGGGACTGGTGCCTGCCCGGGTAGTTTTTTGCCTCTGCAAACAATGCAGGTCCCACATCATTCTCACTCATGTCTGAGTTGCTGATGCCGTCTGCCAGCAAGTTCAACAGTGCCGTGCTCTTCCTGACGGATTGTCGTGCACTAGTAGGCTCACCCTTGGCAGTGGCACCTGCTGCACTCATAAACTGTGAGGTGCTTTGTGCCAGAAGGTTTGCCAGGTAGCCCGTGTAGTCGCCTGTGTTACTGCTCAGCCGTTTACCTGTAAGTCCAACGAGTCCTATTGTATAAAACGCTGCAGCATTCCACCCAAAATCCACACTCTGGTTCATGCCTACTTGTACATCCCACCATGATGTCATGCTAAAAAGCCACTCACTGGTGCTACTATTCAAGTCATCAAGTAAGGGTTGCACAGACTGAGACACCACACATGCTTCAATGGTAGATTGGAGACCTGGTGACATGCCTGTTAGAACATCAGGTGTTGTGGCGAGCGCTTGCCTATATTTCTTTTCAGTTTCCATTAGGCCAAGCCAATCCAGTGCTTGAGCATCTGCTTGGTTGTCCTTGTCTTTGTTGAAAATCTTTGAGTCAAACATAGAATCAACAAACAACCCATAGGTGGAACAGATGGTACTGTGCTGAGGGGGAACCACCAGTGGAGGTGACGTGTGTGACATAGTTATCTTGGGTGTCATTCCTGCTTTGGTAAGATATGAAATTGACTGTATGCGTAGAAGTCTTGCCCAGTAAACCACCATGGATGGAGAAGTCACATGTACACCTCGGACTTTTGCCAACGGACCAAGTGGTGATGCATCTGGTGACATCAACCCAGCAAGAACATACCGTGTCTGATCCTGCAGACCACTGTCTTGTTGCCTTGTTGTAAGATGCATGGTGATATGCTCTACGATCGACCTCAGACTGTCTCTGAGTTCATGAGCAGGCGGTATAGGCATGTTATGCTGGACTGCTTGAGCACCACGAAGCAGGTATACACTTGGCAGCTTAGCCCACCATGAGAGCAGTCTGTTGCTAATGGACATTGATCTGTTGTGAGATCGGGGAATAGCGGGGTTGACCAAGCAGGTGTTTGTATATATCCCTACAGGCACATCCCACATGTGAGAGATACCATGGCCTGTTCCAACAAGCAATATGGCACTTGACTCAGGCATCAAACATACTCTGAACCTGTGGTTTGGATGTTTGTCGGACAAAACAGCTGAGACAACTTTGGCCACCTCATACTGGTCACTAAGCACTTTGAACAGGTGTGTGGATAGTATGTTCGCTTGCTGACCTGGTGTGCCAGAAACAAGGAGTGACAACCAGTCTGTACCCTCAGAGGTCTTTGAGATAGACGCCACCTTAGACTTAAGACTTGGCAGTGTGCAAGGTGAAGAAAGGAACTCCACCAGCCTATCATGAGCAGCCTGACTCTTGGCCAACAAGTCAAAAGATACTGGTATGAACAGTTTCTCTTCTGTTCTCTTGTTCTCGTAGCCTCTCCTGAGGTAAGTAGCGCCATAACCTTCCCAAGCAGTGCCACAGGCTACATCCACAAACTTGAACACCTTTGCACCATTCGACAACATAATCTGCTCAGGTCCAAACATAAGGTACAAGCACCATGGGTCCCCGTCAGACATACAGTCTCGTTGTGCTTGGATGGAGCCAACCCCATGATTGCGGAAATATGATGCTGACTGTCTTTCATCGAAGTCCAGCAGTGTCCAGGTCTTTGCCCTCCTGCTAATCTTGTACACACGGGATGGCACAAACATATCCACCAACAGTGACAATGCTGCCGCCGCTACAAGAGGGTCATCTTGCTGAACTAAGATGGAGAAATCTTTAAGCTTGACTTGAGATGTGCTGATGGGCAACACCACAGGTGTTCTCACATTGACGCTACCACAAACGCCAATGTACCTGCTCATATGTTCTAAAAGGGGGCCATCGAGAGTGGACCAGTCGGTTGGATGAACTTTGAGGTCATAATCCAAGCCACCTGAAAGAGGTTGCTCACTGTCCAAAACCACTTTTGACAGAAGATGGTTGGCAAGTGCAGGTTCGGCTTTGGTGCGTAACACCTTGATCAATTTTTGCTGGGTTGACGTTGGCTGTTTCACCAGGATTCTGTTGAACTGGTCAAGGCTGTCAGAGCTCCTAATAACTGCATAAAAACCATTGGTGGTGTGCCGCTTTGCAATGACACGCACTACCCCTGTATAGCTAGGATCCAGTAGTGACACGCCAGATATCTTTTCCTGCTTAAACTTGATGACGTCCTCATCTACAGAAACTGTAACATCGACAAATACCTTCCCTGTCGACGTGGTGTAGGTTAGGTCAGCTTGGGGTACACCTAGTTGCAGGTAGTGGTCTTCGATGTCTAGTGCAGAACCACTAAGGTACTCTTTAAGTTGATAATGTAGATTGGTGAGTTTGTTTGCAAGCTGGTCCCCAGGGATGATTTGCATTTTCTGCACCATCCAATCCGGGAGGCAGGTCATAATGTTGTTATAGCCTGTTATGGTGACATTGATGTTGGCCTCTAAGTACGTGTATACAGTCCTAAGACCTTGTTGTTCGTTCATGTGTGTGGG